TACCAGCTCAACGAGACAGGAGGACAGATGGACGAGAATCGAATGGTCGTACCCGGTCCGGATCACCCGGCCTACCAGCGGGAGCCGGAGCAAGTGCGCCTTGCCATGCCGCTGACGCCGGCTGAGGCCATGGCGCTGGTAGCGCGGTGCGCGACGGTCGCCGACGAGGCATGGGATCGGCTGGCGGCGTACTGCCGGTCGCGGGGGTACGTGTTTCCCGACTGGGAGATGGTCGACGCCGAGGCGACGGCGGATGGGGTGACGATTGTGGTGGAGAGGAGAGGCAATGAGAACAGCATCTGATGTGCTGACGAACCCGAAGCCGGGGGATGTGATCCAGATTCGATTAGGTTGGACCCGCACCGTGTTGACTAATGACGGGGAACATGTGCAATTTATGGCGACTTACAACGGCATGAAGAATTGCGGGCTGTACTCAGTCCAGACGGCTCGTTGGGCTTCGTCGCTGGATGGTATGGCAACAACGGAGGTGCTCCATGTCGCAGAATAACGAACACGCCGCGCGGCTGCGGGAGATGGCACAAGAGCAACTGGACATGGCAAAGACGTTGACTTCTATGTACAGCTCAGGCCTAATTGCGACTTGCAGGGCCGACGCCGCCGCCCTTCTTACCGGAGCCCAGGCCCTGGAGAATCTGGAGGTGGCGAAGGCGGCGCTGGAAGCCGAAGCCTGGAGGATCTTCAACTGCACTTGGACGATGGACGGCAAGTCGGTTTACCGGATCCTGTTAGCGGATCAACACGCGGTTGCGACCGCATACAAAGCCGCCCTGGCGCGGCTGGAGGGGAAATGACGAACGAAGAAAAAGCCGCACGGCTGCGGGATATGGCACAACAGCACCTGGACATCGCAAAGAGGTTGACGCCTATGTACAGGTTAGGCCTAATTGCGACTTGCAGGGCCGACGCCGCCGCCTTTCTCGCCGGGGCCGAGGCCCTGGAGCGAGCAGTTTGGCGACCGATAAGCGAGGCGCACGAAGACTTTGGGTCTATCGTGGTGATTGACATGGCAGACCCAGGAAACCACGACATAGCGCATGTTTGCGGCCGAGACTGGGAAGAAAAGACGCAAGGCATGACTCACTTCGCGCAACTGCCGTTACTGACTGAAGAAATTGCCCGCGCCGCCCTGGCGCGGCTGGAGGGCAAATGACCAACGAACAGAAGGCCGCACGGCTAGAGGAGATCGGGCGCGACTTGCGCGGCATGGATAGCCACTCGCCGGATGCGTTCTTGCTGCTTGAATGCGCCGCGCTGTTGCGGGGAGACACCGCCCAAGAAAACGCCCGACTGGAAGCGGCGATGAAAGAGATCGCCGTGTTCGCCCAAGGGCTGCGGGAGCGAACTGATGTGCCTACCTTTGTCGTGATAGGCCACATGATCGAGGGCTATCTGAATAAACACGCCGCGAAAGCCGCCGCCGTGAAGTGGGTGGATGGGCAGGAGGCACGATGAACGAAGCATTCATGCTCGACCCGTGGCAGAGAGAAAACTTACACGGCCTTCTGATGGCAGCAATAAGTGATGCAAATATGCCTTGCATTCTCTACAAGCCTAAGCTGTTCCTTGACGGCAATATGTATTGTTTTCTTCTCGGCGACGACCCAATGAACGGCGTTGCTGGATTCGGCGAAACGGCTCAGCAAGCTGCTGAAGACTTTAACCGGAACTTTTGTAATCAGAAAGCACCTAAGCCTTTTATCAAGGTGGATGCGCAGGAGGGGAAATGACGAACGAAGAGAAGGCCGAGCGGCTGGAGGAGATCGCTGAGTACTACCTCCCCATCGGCGATAACGACATTGCTTTACTCCGCGAAGCCGCGCAGTTCATGCGCGAGCGGGGAACGCTCCTGACCGGACCCGACTGGAAAACCATGTATGAGGCCCAGGAGCGCGACATGGCGGCGCTGCGGCAGGAGCAGGAGGGGGCAATAGCGCTGCTCGTTAAGTTTATCAAGCAGGCGGGAGTTGCGGAATGATTGCTTTTTGCGATTGTGATTGTCCGCTGTCGGATTGCCGTGGCTGGTGCAAAAATTGCGGCGACCGACTCGGCGAGGACGAGCGGGATAAGGAGATGAGGGATGTGCGTACCCGCCTCGCCGAACTGGAGGCCGAGCGGGACGCGGCGAAGGCGGGGGAGGCTCGGGCCGTGGAGGCGCTGCGGACGATCCGGGGAGAGGATATCCAGCCAGATGCGGACGGACTAATCGAGGACTTGACCTGCTGTTACTGCGACGGCAATAGCGCAGAAGGCTGTGATGAAGATTGCCCGCGATTCATTGCCTACGAGGCGCTCGATGGCTCCCAACCCGCCCTCGACTGGCTCGCCCAGCGGGAGCGCGAGGCGGTGGTGGCGGAGTTGCGCGATTGGGCTGAGCGATGGTGGGAAAGTCACAGCGACTTCAGCGCCGGAGACTTTAAGCAGCGCATCGCCGCACTTACGAATCAACAACCTACCGCATGTCCCCGAAGCGAAGTTCGGGGAGAGGAGAACAGCAATGCGTAACTCTATGAAGAACCCCCAACCTGGCGACCGATTTTTCGTTTGGCTTCGGCGGAGATGGGATGAAATCGAGATAACGGCGATCTACTGGGACATCCACCACACTTGGGAGTTCGTGCGCTATCACAGCAAGACTGAGGGCGACAGGCTGGTGCGGCTCAAGACGCTGAAGCGGCGGATCGCGAAGGGGAAGGTGATCGAGGAGAAAAATGGAACGACTAACGAATAACGAACTGGACGCGCTGGAGGCGGCGCTGGCGAAGGCCACGCCGGGAGAGTGGGAAGCCACGACGTACAGCAACTACGCCGGGTGGGCCGTTTACGCTCCTGGCGCTGGCTGTATAGCTGAGCGATGGTATTCGACGGGCCAACAGGACGAGATCCCCCGCAACGACCTGTTCATCGCCATCGCCCACAACGCCCTCCCTGCCCTGCTCGCCGAGGTCCGCGAATTGCGGCGGCTGACCACGCCGGAACCTATCAGCGAGAAACATCGCGACGGTAACTGGTGGCTGGTATGGGAGCCGGGAGCCGAGGGTTGGTTTAAGTGCCGGTGGCGGCCGGCTGGCGACTGGCAGAAGAGCGGGACGACCGAGCATCTGCTGGGCGCTCCGACCCACGCCCTGCCGCTGCCGGGGAGGCCGGAGCCATCGGCGGCGAGGGGGGAGGAGTGAGCGCGAAATCAACGACCTGCCTTAAATGCGGCGCCCCCCGCGACATGGGACTGGTTGCCGCCCGGTGCCGCGACTGCTGGCGCTTGGAGAACCGGGAGGACCGTCGCGTAAAGCGCGGCACGCCGGAGTCTGCCTATCGGCCCGAGCGGTGCGACCCAGCGCCGCGCAAATACCCGCTGGGCCAGTGCTCGCAGTGCGGGGTTGAGGTCGTCCAGGACGGCAAGTGCGCGCCGTGCCTAAATGCCTACCGCCGCGAGTGGGAGGCCAAGCGCCGCGCCAGAAACAAGGCGGCGGCGGGGCCGAAGCTGTGCCGTACTACCGGGTGCGGCCAGCCGACGAGGACGCCGAGGAGCAAGTTGTGCGCGGCGTGCTACGCGCATTCGCAAGTCTCTAAGGTGACGAAGGCCACCAAGGCCCGGCTCACCAAGGCGGCGGTGCATAAGCAAATGGCGCGGCCTGCTCCGCCTGCTGGTCGTCGGTGGCCGGAGGTGGCGGTGGTCGAGGCTCGGGACATCGTGATTGGGCCGCAAGCCATCGAGGTGGTCAGGCCGGTGGACATCCGCGGGCACAAGGTGACACGGGTTCCGGCGGCGGGGGAGTGGGGTCGGTGACGATTGACCTCTGCCGCGCCGAGCAACTGCGCTGCGCGGCGAATTACGAGGACGCGGGGGCGCGTCTGGGTATGAATGATTGGTTTGCAGAGGAGTATTTAATGGAGATGGAGAAGATGAAAGCGCCGTTTCCGTGGTTTGGTGGCAAGTCGCGAGTGGCTCATATCGTCTGGGAAAGATTTGGAAACGTGGCTAATTACGTCGAGCCGTTTTTTGGCAGCGGCGCGGTTTTGCTTGGCAGGCCACACGCGCCGGGGACGGAGACGGTAAACGACCTAGACTGCTACCTCGCGAACTTCTGGCGGGCGATCAAGGCCGATCCACGGGCGACGGCGGCATGGGCTGACTGGCCGGTGAACGAAGCCGACCTGGAAGCGCGGCACCAGTGGCTCGTGGATCAGAAAGAGTTCCGCGAGGCCGTCAAGCGTGATCCCGAGTACTGTGACTTTCGGATCGCGGGCTGGTGGATTTGGGGCCTTTGTCAGTGGATTGGCAGTGGTTGGTGCGTGCAGCGCGGGGACATGGATCAACCATCGCAGCTGCCGCACTTGGGCAACGCGGGGAGGGGAATCAACCGCAAGCTTCCGCACTTGGGCGACGCGGGGAGGGGCGACTCCATTGCATCGTACTTTGAAGAGCTATCGAATCGCCTTCGGGGCGTCCGGGTGGCGTGCGGGGAGTGGGATCGGGTACTGGGGGATTCGGTGACAATTAAGCACGGGGTTACCGGCGTATTCCTGGACCCGCCGTACTCCGCGAAGGAGCACGATGTCACCTACTCAGCCGATAGCGACGTGGGTGCACAGGTTCGCGAGTGGGCCATCGCCAACGGCGAAAGCCGCGACCTTCGCATTGCGCTGTGCGGGTACGAAGGCGAACACGTTCTCCCTGAATCGTGGGAGTGTGTCGCCTGGAAGGCGCAGGGCGGCTATGGATCGCAGTCTGACGGAACTGGGCGGTCCAACGCGGGCCGCGAACGGATTTGGTTTTCCCCGGCGTGTATCCGGTTGCAGCAAAAACTTTGGTAGAGGAGATACTTATGGAAATCGAAGACTTGAAGCGCGATTCAGCGCGACTGACGTGGCTGATTGAGGAGGCGCTCGAAGGCCGCCACCACCTGGCGCGGGCTGGCGTCGACCAGCACAGCGTGCGGGCGTATGTGGACCACTTTATGGCACCGGCCAACGCCGACGCCGAGCGGGCGCGGTGGTGCGAAAAGATGAAGGCGCAAGTGCATTGGGAGGGACATATTGAAAAGTGGGCGGTGTACTATCATTCGGGCACGGTAACGCACTTGATCCGTGACTCCGACCGCAACATCGCCATCGACAAGGCAAGAGGTGTGAAATGACAGACGCTGAAGTTCGGAATCAGTGGTGCGAGAAGATGAAAGCGCGAGTATACTGGCTCCCGGATGGCAAGTGGTGGGTCGATTGGTCGGATCAGTGGTTGCGTACTGTATCCGATCCCGACCGCAACACGGCCATTGACAAGGCGCGGGGGGTGAAATGACTCCGATCCATATCGACCTGCTGGAAATTGTTGGCTACTGCGGAAGATTTTCGCCGTCTGATTTACCGGCGACAGTAGCGCCGCTGCTGCGGCTGCGGCGTGATCATTCGCGGCACTTTGTTGGACCGTTGCGGTTCAGGGGTATGGCTTTGGTTGACGCCAGGGAGGTGGACGCGAATGAACTGCGACAGCTGTATATCGACCGTGAAATCACGCTGTTCAGCGTCACCTTCCCGCTGACGTTTGGGCATCGGCTGGAACTGCGCCGAGATTTGACCGCGAATTACGATTTGGACCTGAAGGGGGAGGCGTGGGAAGGCGTGCGAATTACCTCGTCCGAGCGGCTTAAGTTATTTACGGGGCAGCCGTTATGAGCATTTACGTGCGTCGCAAAACAACCGCCGAGGTGCTGGGCGACCGGGCCGAGCACGACATCACCGAGGACTACCTGCAGCGCCGCATGGCGGAGCAGCGCGAGGGTATCATGGCAGCCATGGTGCGGGCGCAGGGCTGGCGGATGGACTGGTCGCCGCACGCGCTCAACCGGCTGCGGGAGCACGTTCGCGAGGTGGATTGGCGCGTGGAGGTGCTGCACGAACTGACGGCCAAGCTGGTGCGCTTACAGCGTGGCTGAAAGTGCTTGACCTATCCGGTCGAGGCGTAGCAACATTGAGGTGCGGCTAGCTACCGCCAGCAGTCATGCTGTTTCCCTGTATCCGGGGCGCGTGTTAAGCGTGCTCCGGTTTAACGCAGGGACAAAGGGAAATACATGAAGAGTCAATGGAAAAGGCCCGGCGCGGCCAAGGAAAAACCGTCTCCGCTCGTTGCGGTGGAGCGGTTTGACCGCATGAACCGAGAAGCGGCGCGCATTGTGCTGTGCGATCCGGGCAAGTACCCGGTCGGGAGCGCCATGCACACTTGGGCGGCCATGGTTTGGGGTAAGCCGCGATGACGAACGCTGTAGTGATTGGCGGCAGGTCGTTTGGCAGCAAGGCAGCGGCCGAGGCGCATATCCGCGAGCTGCTGGACAGGTGGAAGGGTCACGCGACGATCAAGGGAGACGACGCGGACTTTGTGAATGCCCTATTGGCCGCGCATCCCCAACGCGGCGTGATCGCCGACTGCGGGATTAAGCACGTGCGAGTCCAGGAAATAGACAACGGCTATCTCCGGTTTTTAGCCGTTAGGGTTGATGGGTCGGTGCGCGACTTTTCATGGCGGCACTGCATCGCGCCGAAGTCACAACGCGCGGCGGTTATGAGCGTGTGCCGGTCCATCGTGGATCCGCAGATTGCGGCGTTTCGGGGCGAGTTTTGGTCCGTCAGGACAGCGGCGCAATGCCCGGTGGCAAGCACGGAAATGACCATAGCGACATCGGACGTGGACCATGCGCCGCCGAATACCTTTGCCATTTTGGTCGAAAAATGGCTGGCTGTCATGAGAAGCGGGTTTGAGTTGATTGAGATTGAGCACCAGAGTGGCTACGGCCAGCGGTCGCGGTTTGTCGAAACGTGGCTGGAGCCAGATTGGGCAGAGTATCACGAATGGAACGCCCGGCTGCGAGTGGTTTCGCGACTGGCGAACCGGTCTTTGTTGCGGAGGAAAAACAGTGACGAACACTTTTAGTGACATCGCGGCGGCGTATGTAGCTGCTGGCTGGCCTGTGCATCCGCTGCGGGCGAAGGACAAGGTACCAGCGACGCAGCATGGCTGCCGCGACGCGACGTTTGACGCGGCGCTAGTTGCCGACTGGTGGCAGAAGTGGCCAGCGGCCAACATCGGGCTGGCTACGGGTCACGGCTACTTTGTCGTGGACCTTGACGGCGTGGCGGCGGCGGCATGGGCCGAGGCGAACGAATTACCCTCGACGCTGACGGCGACAACGGCACGGGGTCGGCATTTGTATTATGCACTGCCGCCCGGCGTGGCCGTGGCAAACAGCGCGGGCCAGGTGGCCGAGGGCGTGGACATCCGCGGCACTGGCGGTTACGTCGTCGCGCCGCCGTCAGTTCACCCGAGCGGGCACGTGTACCAGTGGCTTGACCTTGACGAGGAGGCGCCGTCTCGTAGCTTGCTGGCGGCCGGGCCGGATTGGCTGCTTGCCATGATAGGGACCAGCGAGACGCGGGCGCGGAACCCGAGCGAGCGATTCGATTTGCCGTCGCGCATTGCGAAGGGAACGCAGCACCATACGCTGTTCAAATTTGCGTGCAGCCTACGGGCGCGGGAGACGCCGGACGCCGATATGTACCGGCAGGTCCTCAAGGCCGCGCAGGCCTGCGAAGATGTGCCGCCGGATCGCAACGTGCGGAAAATTGTGGATTGGGTAATCGGGCGTTATGCGGCCGGCTGGAGTGGCGGGGCAAAGCCAGAGGACGCGGCCAGCAAGCTAGAAGACGACGACGAGGAGCGCAAGAAGCCGCACCCGAATACAATCGCCAAGCGCATCTTGGTCGATCACCGCATTATCAATTGCGACGGGGTGCTGTACGAGTACGGGCTGACGCACTGGCGGCAGGTATCGGCCGAGCGGCTGAAGGCGTTGGCTGCCGACTGCGACGGCAAGGATACGACGCAGCGGAGGCGGGCCGAGACGGCCGACTATATCCGCTGCTCGACGCATCGCCAGGAGCAACAATGGCGACTGCTCCAGCCGTGGGAAGTGGCCGTTGGCAACGGCGTCATTGACCTGCGGGCCGACAGTCTGGCCATGCGCCCGCACAACGCCGAGGATTACCTGCAGGCGTGCGTGCCGGTGCCGCTGCAGCGGTCGGCGCAATGCGCGACGTTGATGCGGTGCTTGGATACCTACTTTGGCGGCGACCATGACGGCGAGGCCAAGAAACTCGCCCTCCAGGAGTTCTTCGGCTACTGCCTGATGTCCCATGCGCGGTACAAGAAGGCGCTGCTCTGCTACGGCGAGTCGAACTGCGGCAAGTCGACCATTCCGTTCTTGTTGCGCGAGCTGGTGGGCGCGGCCAACATGTGCGCCGTGTCAGTAGAGGACATGGACGACCCGCGCAAGCGTGCGCCGCTACGGGGCAAGCTCATCAACGCGCTGACGGAATTGCCGACGGACGCCATGATTGCCGACGGCGGGTTCAAGACGCTGGTATCAACCGAGGAGCCGATCCAGTTCGACGAGAAGTACATGCCAAGCATTATGGACGTGCCGATCGCGAAGCACGTGATCGTCACCAATACCTTGCCGGCCATCAACGACCGATCTAGGGGTACGTTCAACCGGCTGCTGCTGATCCAGTTCAACCACGTCATCCCGGAGTCCGAGCAGAACAAAAAGGTGTGGGACGAACTGCGCAACGAGATCGAGGGCGTGTTGTTGTGGGCCGTCGAGGGGGCGCGGCGGCTGTGGGCGAAGGATGGCCGGTTCACGGCGGCGGGCGCTGTGGAAATGGAGGAGTACCGTAACGAACAGAACCCGGTGCTGGAGTGGATCCAGGAAGCCTGCGAGCGCGACGAGGACGGGCGCGTGCTGCTGACCGACATGCGGGAGCGGTACTGCCGCTGGGCTCAAAAGCCTGTTTCCCCGAAGTGGTTTGCGCAGGGGATCGTAGGCGCTGGGTATCAGATCACGCCCAACCCGGTATGGATCGGCACCCGCAAAGGTCGGGCGTGTCTGGGCCTTCGGTTGGTCTAACGGGCGCTTGGAACGGATCTTGGAACGCGTGGAACGGATCTTGGAACGGATCTTTTGCCTATCTGTTCCACGCAACCCCCTCATTCTTATATACTTATTCTTATTGGAACGGATGGAACAGGAGAATATAAAGAGTATATCAGTCAGGGGAAGGGAGAGAGGGGAGAGAACGTAGAAAATGAACGCAACAATGGAAACTGCCGTTCCATCCGTTCCAAGCGTTCCAAGGCTCTCCCCAACCATCCGGGAATTCCGGATAGTTCAGTGCGGGCACTTGGGCCGCGCCTGGACGGCGGTGACGACCGCGCCGCACGTAAAATAAATCATGGCCACTCGTCCGCCTCGCTGGTGCCAGCGTTGTCTTGCCGCCCATGGTCCGCAATGCCCGGCCCGTCCGCGACCTACCGACCGGCGGCCCGACTCGACCAGGCGCGGGTACGACGCGACTTGGCAACAGCTTAGTGTCATGGTGCGCCGCGAGGAGCCCGTGTGCCGCATCTGTCAGGCGGCGGTGGCTACTGAGGTGGACCACATCGTGCCGTTGCGTGCTGGCGGGGCGCGGCTGGAGCGTAGCAACCTGCAGGCCCTGTGCCATCAGTGCCACACATGGAAGACCAGGGGTGACCGGCGGCGCTACCCATAAAGCTGGCTTATAGCTGGCTGACTAGTACCCTGTGGAAATCTGGGCGGCAAAAGGCGAAGCTGAGGCGAAGAAAAGGGGAGGGGTGGGTCGGATCTTGGCGGGTTTGAGCGCAGCACCGACTTCGGAATCCGGTTACGTTAAATTCCCGGTTTCGCGGTTTCGGTTTCCACAGGTTTTCCACAGGTTTTCCACAGGTTTTCCACAGGTACCCTCAAAAAACCACTAGTACCGCGTCTGACAGCATTGCATAAGCCCATTTAATAGACGCATGGTGGTATAAGCTAGAATCATGGGACTACGAGGACCGATACCGAAAAACCCGCCGCCGAAGCCGGGGCCGATCATCCAGGAATCCATCGCACCGCCGGCCAGTTTGTGCACCGAAGAGGTCGCCATCTTCCGGCAACTTGTCGAAGACAATCGCGCCGCTGGCGTCCCCATGCGCCAGGCCGACGCCGCGCTGTACGCCGACCTCGCCTCAGCGACATTCCGCCGCGAGTCGGCAGCAGACGACCGCGTGTGGCTAGCATTAACGCGGCAAATGGAAGAGTTGCGCGGCCAGTTGTGCATCGGCCCCAGAAGCCGCGGCCGCGCCGGAATCCGCGACGTCGAAAAGCCGGTCGCCAAGACGGCGCTGGCCAAGGTGCTCGAGCTTGCCAAAGCCAACCGCCAATAACGGCAACTGGCTGGACCTGAGCGCGGTGCAAATGGCCGAGACGCTTATCGGCGGCCTCACCCTCACCAAAGCCACCCGCTCCGGCGGCCCTGAGCCGTTCGAGCTGCTGCCGCACAGCCGAAAGCTAATTGCGAACTTGCTCGGATGGAAACGCCCCGACGGCCGCCGACTGTATCGCAAGGCCTTTGCGAGCATGGGGCGCAAGCAGGCCAAGACCCAAACCGTAGCCGCTTTGGTCGTGGCCGAGTTTTTTCTGTCGCAGGAGAAAAAGCAAGAAATTTACATGGCCGCGAAGGACCGCGACCAGGCGAGCATTTGCTTCGACGCCGTGGCCGACATGATTCGCGCCAGTGAGGACCTGCTCCCGCTGGTGACGATCACCGAGTCTCGCAAGCTGATCCGGCACAACGAGTCCGGTTCAATCATCCGCGCCCTGAGCAGCGACGGCGCTGGCAAACACGGCTATAACCCATCGTTGGTGGTATTCGACGAGCTCCACGCGTGGGGCATTGCTGAGCAGGAGCTTTACGACGCTCTGACGACCGGCAGCAAGAGCCGTCGCAACCCGCTGTGGGTGACCATCACGACGGCGGGCAGCAATCAGGAATCTATTTGCTACCGCGAGTACCAATACGCCAAGCGCGTGGCGTCGGGCGAAATCCAGGACGAGTCGTACTTCCCACTGATCTACGAGGTGCCGATTGACGCCGACTGGACTGACCAGAGCCTGTGGCCGCTGGCGCTGCCGACGCTGGGCGTGCTGCACGACATCCGCGACTACGAAGAAGAGTTTCGGCAGGCCTTGGCGCGGCCGGAAAAGCAGAACACGTTTCGGCGGCTGGACCAGCGCCACAACGACATGGATACCGCTGCGCGACTGGGACCAGTGCATGGACGAGTTTCCAGACTTGGCCGGCGTGCCGTGCTGGGGCGGCCTGGACCTTGCCGCGGTGCGCGACCTGACCGCGTTTGCGCTGTGCTGGCCATACGAGGGCAAAGTTTACTACCGGGCCTGGGCTTACCTGCCGTCGAAAATGCTGGCCGAGAAGACGGCAACCGACGGCGTGCCGTATGTCCAGTGGGCGCAGGGCGGTCACATCGAGACGATGCCCGGCAACACCGTTGATTGGCGGTACGTGGTGGCACACATCGAAAAGCTGGCCGAGCAGTACAACATCCAGGCCATTGCCTATGACCGCTACGGCGCACGCGATACGGCGCAGCAACTACAGGACGCGGGTATAAGCGTTGTCGAGTTCGGCCAAGGCTACGTGTCGATGTCGCCAGCCGCCAAGCGCTTCGAGCAGTTGGTGCATGAGCGGCAGTTGGTGCATGACGGCTCACCGGTGCTGCGCTGGAACATCGAATGCTGCGAGATCGCCAGCGACCCGGCGGGCAATATCAAGCCGGTCCACCCAGACCGCCACCGCGAAACGACCCGCAACGATCTAGTGATTGCGTGCGTTATGGCGACCGGAATCAGCACCAGCGCGAAGCCTAAGGAGCGCAGCGTCTACGAGGACATGGTGCCAGTGACGCTGGGCTGGTAGCACGCCAACAAAAATTCGTGATACCGTGGTAGCACGATGCAGTAGGGATGTGATACGGAATGAATCTGTTTGGCAAGCTCATGGTCAAGCTCGGCGCAACGCCGCCACCAGATAACGACTTCTGGTATAGGCCTGTGTCTGGGAGCAAGTACTACGTTTCGAGCGAGTCGGCCATGCGTATCACTGCTGTGTGGGCCTGCGTGCGCGTGATTGCCGAGACTATCGGCAGTTTGCCGCTTGGGATTTACCGGCGCGGCCGAGATGGCCGCGAACTGGACCGCAATCACCCGCTGTACTACCTGCTGCATGACTCGCCCAACCCGGACATGACCGCTTTTGAGTTCTGGGAGTTGGCGGCCAAGTGCCTGTGCCTGTCGGGCAACTTTTACGCGAAGATCCAGACGAATCAGCGCGGCGACGTGACCCAGCTTACGCCGCTCTCGCCGTCGTCCGTGCGCGTGTTCCGCGACCCGGAAACAAAGGTCATGGTGTATCAATACGGGCAGCAGATGTTCACCGCATCGGACATCCTGCACATTCCAGGCCTGGGCTACGACGGCGAAGATAGCCTGACTGGCTACTCGCCCGTCGGCTACATGGCGCAGGCTTTGGGCATGACGCAGGACGCAGAAGGCTACGGGGCCAACTTCTTCCGCAACAACGCCACGCCGCCCGCCTACATGACCGTGCCGCAAGCGTTGAGCAACGAGGCGCGGAAGAATCTGCAGACCTGGCTGATGGAAAGCTACGGCGGCGTTCGCAACGCCGGAAAGATTGGCGTGCTCGAGCAGGGCGCGGAAATCAAGACGGTGGCGATCAATCACCGCGACATGCAGTTTTTGGAGTTGCGCCAGTATCAGAAGGCCGACATCTGCTCCATTTTCCGCGTGCCGCCGCACATGATCCAGGACCTGACGCGGAGCACCAATAACAACATCGAGCACCAGGGCATCGACTTTGCCACGCATACGATTCGGCCATGGCTGACGCGCATTGAGAAGCGCATCAACCTGCAACTGTTTGGCCCGCGAGAGGCAACAAATTACTACGCCGAGTTCAACATGGACGCGCTTTTGCGCGGCGACGCGGCCAGCCGGGCGAACTACTACAGCGCCATGCGGAACATAGGCGCGCTGAACGCGAACGAGATCCGCTCGAAGGAAAATATGAACCCATACAGCGGCGGCGAGTTGTATCTGGTCCAGGGTGCCATGGTGCCAGTCGCGCAGGCGGGCGCGTTTCAGGGAGGTCAGCAATGAATGTAGAGCAAGCGCAACAGCTACTTCTGCAGACGCCGCAATCGCTTTTGTCGTCGCTGCGGCCTGCCGAGTTGCTCCAAATGCCGGAGGAGGGCGACAAGGTCGAGCTACCCGGCAAGCGCAAGCGTGACGTGCTGTTTTACTCGGGCGCGAAGGTCGAGCGCGTCGATATGTGGTCGGGCGATATGTACGACCTGTCGTTTGCCATGGACGGCGGCGACGTTACGCAGCTGGCGGGCAAGCCCGTCCTTGACGGTCACCAGCAACATGAAGTCGACTATGTCCTCGGCGTGGTGGAGAATCCGCGGCGTACCCGTCGCGGCTACGAGGCCACGCTGCGGTTTAGCGACCGCGAAGACGTCGCACCGGTGTGGCAGGACATCGAGGACGGAATCCTTACCAGCGTTTCGATGGGCGTGCAGATCGTTGAAATGATCCAGGCGCCGGATTCGACGGTCAAGCGGCCACACCTGCTGGCGAGCAAGTGGAGACCGTTTGAGATCTCCATTGTGCCTATTGGGGCCGACCCCGGAGCCAAATTTTTGTCGGCCAGCCTCTCGGCGGCCAAACGAATTTCTACCGCGCCCAGCGCGGCTGAAAACCACGCCCGGCACGAGCTGGCGCTGCGCGAGCGGCGTTGGCGGGTGCTGAGCAAATAAGGAGCACACATGACGAAACGAGAACTACTCTCCTCCGTCTCCGCGCTGGAAAACGACTACAGCGCATTACTGGCGGCCTCTGCGGTCGCCGCCGACCCGGTCGCGCATCTTGCTACCGTGGACGCCAAAGAATCCGAACTGAAGTCCGTCCGCGAGCAACTGGCGGCGGTTGAGGCGCTTGAAGCGCGGGCCAAGCAGAACGTGACCCGTGAACCTGCTCGCGTTACCAGCGACAACGAAGCGAAGCGGCCCTGGGCCAGCTTCGGCGAGAACCTGCAGGCCATCGCTTTTGCTCAGTCCCCTGCTGGCTCGTTCCAGGGCCTTGGCGGGAAAGTGGATAAGCGACTGTTTGAGACGCTGACCGCTACCGGATCTTCGGCCAGCATTCCCGCCGACGGCGGCTTTGCCATCGCGACGGCGTTTTCGGACCTGCTGCTGCGGCG